AGGTGTAGAATATTCAGCAGAATCAAAACCTATGAATGGTAGACTACAAATTATAGGTGCAGCTAACGGACAATTTTCTAAAACAGATTATTCACCAGAAATGAAAATAGGTGACTTTTATGTTTTTCCTTATGACATGAGACATTGCGTATATCCATTTAACGGAACGAAAGAAACAAGAAGAACATTGGTTTGTAATGTGGATGTTGATTACAATCCTGTGTCTTCAAGAACTGGATCGGGGCAAATGGAATGATACCAAGAATGCCACGATGGCAATCTTATGTTGCCACAACTACACAACCTATCTTTACACCCGAACAATGTAAAATGATTATAGATGCTGGTCATCAGTGTGCACCCGAACAAGCCAAAGTGGGCGGAGGTGATAAAGGTCAATACGATACCAAGAAACGAGTAACAACTATATCTTGGATACCTTTTGATAAATTACCACAGATGTACAAAGTTATTGAGAATCAATTATCTATTGTAAACTTAAATCATTTCTATTTTGACGGTGTAACACTTACTGAACCTGCACAGTTTACCGTATATCCTAAAAAAGGTTTTTATGATTGGCACATGGATCTAAATGCTTTTGGTCAAAATGGAGAGAATCCAATTAGAAAAATATCTATGACTTGTTTACTATCAGATCCATCAGAGTTTACAGGTGGCGATCTTTTATTTTCAGAAATGGGTGATAACAAACCACTGCCCTTGAAACAAGGACAAGCCATATTTTTTGCGTCATTCTTAAGACACAAAGTTGCACCGGTTAAAAAAGGTGTGAGAAAATCTTTGGTGATGTGGTTTGGAGGGCCACCGTTTAAATGAAAAATAAAAATCAATTACAAAGAAAAATACTTTTTCCAACTGCTGTATATTTTAAAGATGTAGCAAACTCAAAAGAACTTAATAAATATTTATTTAAAGAAATAAAAAAATGGCGTAAGGCAGACCCTGAAGGAGAGAAAAAAACAAATTCTGGTTTTGGTTGGCACAGCAAAACCGATATGGATAAAAGACCGGAGTATAAACCTCTTATCGATGAATTATTTCAAATGGCTTACGAGTGTAATAAAGATTATGGTATATCCGGTAAACTAGGACTTGGTAATATGTGGGCTAATATTAATCCAACATATAGCTATAACAAAACACATACACATCCTAACTCCATGTGGTCAGGCGTGTACTACATTAAAGTACCAAAAAATTCAGGCAAACTATTTTTAGAAGACCCAAGACCAGGACCAAATACTCACATGCCTAATAGAGAACCAAATCTACCAGAACAATTATGGAGAGTTTGTGCTTATGAACCACTAGAAGGTAGAATGATATTTTTTCCGTCTTGGCTGCCGCACGGTGTTGACATAAATATGAATACAGACAAAGGTGAAAAAAATTGGAGAATATCTGTGTCTTATAATTTTATACAAATATGAGTTTTAGTAAAAATAAATATCAAGTTATTCGTGGTGCTATATCAAAAGAGGTGGCCGACATAGCTTATAGGTATTTACAAATATCAGCAGAAGCAGATCATTGGATGTTAAACAATGGTGTAACTCATGCAGGCAATAAACTCATTGGTAATTTTAACGATGTACAAGTTCCAAACTCTTACGCTAAATACAGTGATAGGTTGATGGAGACATTACTTGTTAAGACTATAGCTGTGATGCAGAAGAAGACAGGGCTAAAACTGGTACCAACATACTCATACACAAGACTTTATAGAAAAGGCAATATCTTACAAAGACACAAAGATAGACCTAGCTGTGAGATATCGACTACACTAAACCTAGGTGGAGATGCATGGCCCATATTTATCGATCCTACGGGGTCTGACAACGTCATAGACGAGTATAAAGGCATACATAAGCCTGGAGCACCCAAAGGTGTAAAAGTAGACTTAAAACCAGGAGATATGCTTATTTACTCTGGATGTGAATTAGAGCACTGGAGAGAGCCTTTTGAGGGCGAGCTATGTGGCCAAGTATTCCTACACTATAACCATGCAGATGGACAGTTTGCAAAGAGCAATTTGTATGATAAAAGACCTATGCTAGGAATAGTCAAATAACGTTGAACATCAACGCAATCTAATATAATCTGGAGATCTATGCTACAAAAGATAGGGTTTTTACCCGGAATAAATAAACAGATTACTGCAACAGGAGCTGAAGGCCAGTGGATAGACTGTGACAATGTCAGGTTTAGATACGGCACGCCTGAAAAAATAGGTGGCTGGAAGCAGCTAGGAGCTGATAACGTTACAGGTGCGGTAAGAGCTTTACATCAATTTACTAATAGTGAAGGTAGAAAATACTCTATTATAGGATCAAACAGAATTTTATACGCTTTCTCTGGTGGTGTGTTCTACGACATACACCCAATTAAATCTACCACAACACTCACTAATGCATTTAGCACGGAAAATGGAGAAGCAACCGTTACAATAAACTTTTCAGGAGATCATGGTATTCAAGCAGGAGACATTGTATTACTAGATAACTTTACAACGATAACAAATTCTAATTTTGATTCTGATGATTTTGATAACATTAGATTTATGGTTACAACTGTGCCGTCTTCAAATAAGATTACAATTACTATGCCATCTAACGAGTCAGGATCTGGTGCAACAGAGTCTGGTGGCATTAGAGTACAGCATTATTTTAGAGTTGGACCAGATGTGCAATCACAAGGTTTTGGTTGGTCACTTGGATCTTGGGGTGGAACAGAAGTAGGAGCTTTTACAACAGTTTTATCTTCTGATATATCTTCATCATCTACAAGCATAACATTAAACGATGCATCACAGTTTCCATCATCAGGTACAAACTTTGTTCAGATAGGAACAGAAGAAATATCTTATACAGGTATATCTACAAATACATTAACCGGTGTAACAAGAGGTGTAAGAAACACAACAGCAGCATCACACTCTGCTGGAGCAACAGTAACCAACTCATCTAGTTTCGTAGCATGGGGTGAAGCAGCATCGGGTGACTTAATTGTAGATCCTGGTATGTGGTCTATTGATAACTTTGGTGACAAAGCTATTTGTTTAATTGTAGACGGAGAAGTGTTTGAGTGGAACTCTGCAGCTTCAGATGCAACATCTTCTAGAGCCACGATTATATCTGGAGCACCGACTGCATCTAGACACATGCTTGTATCTACACCAGATAGACACTTAGTATTTTTTGGAACAGAAACAACGATTGGCACAAAGTCTACACAAGACGATATGTTTGTTAGATTCTCGTCTCAAGAAGATATTAATACATACACACCTACAGCAACCAATACAGCTGGTACACAGAGACTGGCCGACGGATCACGGATCATGGGAGCTATTAGAGGTAGAGATGCAATTTATGTTTACACAGACACAGCACTATTCTTGATGCGTTTTGTTGGTCAACCATTTACATTTGCTTTCGTACAGGTTGGAACTAACTGTGGACTCGTAGGTAAGAATGCAGCAGTAGAGGTAGATGGAGCTGCATACTGGATGTCAGAGAACGGTTTCTTTAAATATGCTGGTGCCTTACAATCACTACCATGCTTAGTAGAGGACTTTGTATACGACGATATTAATTTAGATTCTGGTAATCAAATGATTGCAGCTGGTCTTAATAACTTGTTTGGTGAAATCATGTGGTTCTATCCAACAGAAAACTCTGCCGTGGTTAATAAGATGGTATCTTACAATTACTTTGACTCCCAACCACAAAGACCTGTATGGACTGTAGGCACTTTGGCTAGGACAGCTTGGGCTGACTCAGCTGTATTTGGTAAACCACACGCTATGGAGTACGATGCAGATGGTGTTGAAGGAGCGACTTCATCCACATACGTACAAGGTAATACGGATGGTATTACAACATACTATCAACACGAAACAGGGACGGATCAGGTTAAAGGTGGAGCAGTTACAGCTGTTACAGGCACAATAACCTCTGGAGATTATGATATAACATCAACAAAAGAAGGTGCTGCTAGCTTAAGAGGTGATGGTGAATTTTTAATGAAAATTAGAAGATTTGTGCCAGACTTTATATCTCAAACAGGTAATACAAGAGTTACATTAAATTTAAAAAATTACTCTAATGATGCGGCAGCCAGTTCTTCATTAGGACCCTTTACAGTTAGCTCATCAACGACTAAAGTAGATACAAGAGCAAGAGCTAGAGCAGTGGCTCTAAAGATAGAAAACACGAGCACTAGTCAAGACTGGAAGCTAGGCACATTTAGATTAGACGTACAACCGGATGGTAGAAGATAATGGCAAATGGAATTGATTATAGAATAGGACCTTCAAATAAAACAATTGAAGCTATGTTAAAAAGTGACGTGCCTATGATCCGTGAACAAGCACAAGAAATAATTAGATCACAGGGTCTTGATAATATTGACATGGGTCAAAATCAATTTTTACAAAGTGGTATTACAAAATCTCCAGAAGCAATGGATTTTAGAGCTAATGAGATAGAAGCTCTTAAAAGAGATTTAGAAACTACTGGAAGAAATCCAATGTTTTTAGAAAGAGTTGCACTTGGTTTAGATAAATTATATCAACCAGTAGAGTTTGGACCTTTATCTATAACACCTTTAAATGTTTTAGGTGCGTTTAGTCCAGTTCCTTTTGTACCACAACTTACTGCTTTATCGGGAATAATGGGAGCACTTAAAGCATTGCCTGATAATTTTAAAAATTTAAACCCTGCTGCTCAAAGATTTATATTATCTCAAGCTGGAGGAAATGTTCCCGGACAAGATAAGTATGGTTATAACATAAGAAGCGCACTTGGTGATTACGCAGGTCTAGTAGATAGAAGAGCTAACATTGCAAGAAGTAGACAAAGAAGAGGTTTAAATTTAAGAGAGATAGACCAATACTATTTGGACAAAGAATTAGAGAGAAAAGCAGAACAAAGAGCAGAACAAAGAGCTCAAGCAGCTCGTGATAGAGCTAGATCAGAAGCAGCTTATAGAGATGAAACAGGAGAAGGTTCTGGATATTCAGGAGGTTTTGATGCATCTACAGGAAACTATGACGATCCTTTTTCTCCAGGAGAAACAGAATAATGGCAAAGATAGTACAAGTATTAACAAGACCTAGTGAAGTATAC